GTTAGTAAAATGAGAAGAGATAATGAAATGCCTTATCAATACGCTAAACAATGTGCATTGATAGCGGTGAATAAAATAATGAATGCAATCCCTTTTGATTATGATTTTACAGAAAAATTTATTGATTATTGGACTGATGTTAAACAAGAAATAGAAAAACTATGAAATGGCACCCATCAGCAATTGGTAAACTAATGACAACTCCAAAGTTAAAGTCAGAGGTATTATCAGAGACAGCAAAGTCAGAGATCAGAAAGATAGCGAAGGAGCAGTTCTTTGGATTCTCTTCATCCATAGTGACAAAGCCAATAATCAAAGGCAAGGATTGGGAAGAGGAATCTATTGCTCTTGTCAATGCAGTCAGAGGGACATTGTATGTCAAGAATACAGAAAGATTTGAGAATGAATTCCTAACTGGAGAGCCAGACATCATTGAGGATGACATGATCATTGATATCAAGACATCATGGTCTCTTGAGACTTGGCCGGCAACTCCAGATGAAGGAGTGAATAAGGATTACATGTGGCAACTATTTGCATATTGCTGGCTCCTTGGCAAGTGGCAAGCTGAGTTAATTTATTGCATGATTGACACAGATGATAATTTGCTTGGAGATTGGGACAACAGATCCATTCACAAAGTATCTCATATTGAGCCATCAAAGAGAATAACAGTCTTGAGATATGCAATGCTTGATGAGTACATTGATCAAATGAGAGAGAAGCTCACAGCATGCAATGAATATTACAGTCAGTATATTAATCAGTTAAATAATAAATAGATATGAAAAAATCAGAAGTAAAATGGCAACATATCAGAATGCTTTTACGTGCCATTACAAATGAAAATGGAATTGTTGTAAAAGATGGTAGAGATATTGCTCAAGCAATGGAGTTGCCTAATTATTCAAAATTATCTTATATCATAAAAGTAAAAGATAAAATATTCAATGGAAATTCAGATCCTCATATAAATGAAATATCAAAAAAATTCTATCAAAAATATATAACTTTTGATTTTCAAAAAGCGAGAAGTAAAAGAAAATTTGTTGATAAACTATGTGATGAAATCAGAAAAAAAAATCATGAGATGATTCAACAAAAAATTGAATTTAAAGAGCCTCATCCAATAAATAATATACTTGGAATAAGTGCTGAGAATACAATTCAAAATGTTAATCAAAGTCAGTTATATGATTTAAATATTAGAGTTAAAAAATTAGAGAAAAATTATTCTGATTTAGAAAAACTTATGTCAAGAAAAATACAAGCGGTTGAAAGATTTTTTAGAGAATGGGGAATAAATCAAACAGTAATAAATTAAACAATAAATAAAATGGAGTACAAAGCAAAAGGAAAGGTCATCCTTATAGGACCAGAGCAAGTGAAGTCAGAGAAGTTCACATTAAAAGAGTTTGTCATTCAGACTCAAGATGAGAAGTATTCTCAGACAATCAACTTTCAAATCTCAAATAAAAACATGGATCAGCTTAATGGCATCAACATTGGTGAAGAGGTTGAGGTATCATTTGACATTAGAGGTAATGAATATCAAGGAAAGTATTATAACAAGCTGAATGCTTTCAAAGTTGAATCAACAATCTTCTAATCATGTTAAAAATATTAGTTTGGATATTTACTCTGTCCCTCTTGTTTGGAGGGATAGGGTTGTTTTATTATGCCGTTTATTATTTCTTTGATACAATCGGCTTATTTGTTTTCATAGTTTTATCAGTCTTATGGCTGGTCACAATAAGATCAAACAATGGTAAATATTAACATATATTTTAAAAGCTCTGATATCAATATCAAGGAATGGATGATTAATGAAACTCAATCCAGGATATCCAACAGATACAAACAGATTCACATTGCAGAGGATATCGGAGTCAACACAACTCAGCTATGGAGATTCATGAATGATAAAAAGGTCTCAGAGGATTTTTACATCAAATGGTTTAAGTGGTATTGTAAAAATCAATAACTTAGCATGTGGAATTTTGGAAACATGAGGCATATATCATTGCAGAGAAAGTCACTGGAGGCAATCCAATTTACAGAGACCTTGTCAGCCATGTCTATCTGTTGGTGTATGAACTCGACATCACGGCCAATGATCTGCCAAGAGTATTTGCCAGGTATTCATACAACCAATATAACTGGAGAGACTCAACATTCAATAAGCAATATCGCCTCAATGATCCATTACCAGAACTCTACGATAAAGAGACAGATCAAGAATACCATGAGACAGAGATGCAGAAATTACTTGATTCGTATATGGACCAAAGTCCAACAGATGATCAAGAGCTGTTCACCAAAGAAATCACCAGGATGCATCTGATGGGGATGACATATAGAGAGATCAGAAATGAGACTGGAATATCCCTGGACACAATCCATTTAGCAATTAAACAATTCAAAAATGATTTACATATTACTTATAACGATTCCAATAGGGATAGCGAGAGCTCTCATGAGTTTCAATCTCCCGGACTACAAACCATTTAATTGTCAGAGTTGTCTATCTTTTTGGATAGCAGTTGCGGCTTCATTTGTGGTTGATTACAATCTCATTGGAATGGCATTTCTAACTTATTTATTGTCTGACTTAATACTAATCTATGAAAGTAAGTGATGAACTACAGCAACAGGCTGAAAGATTCTCAAAGACAAGATCCTTTGCTTTGACATCAGAAACAAAGAAGGAACTTGCGACATGGTATAAAGCCGCTGGATTTGGTAAACTCAATGTTGGATGCTCAACTTGTGTTCGCAATGCTATGGGTAAACTGTTGAACTCAATGAATCAAGGCGAACATCTTATGCCTCGAATTCATTTCATAGGGACAAAGCAATGATAATCACAGCACCAATACCAGTGATGGGGAGATTTCCTCTTGTGAGATTAACAGCATCAAGGCTTAAGTCTCAAGGAGTGATCCCCATTATTATGGGACACGAGCCAGAGGCTCAAGAGATAGCCAAGCAATTGAATGTTGAGTTTATTCACATTGACAATGATCCACTTGGGAATAAATGGAACGCTGGCTTCGCTGCCTCAAAGAATTACAATGCAGATGCTGTGATGTTTATGGGATCATCTGACTGGTGCAGTGATGACTATGTTGAATCAATCAAGCTACACATCCAAGATTTTGGAATGCTTGGAATGTTAGGTTGTCATTTCGCTGATGTATCTAATGAGATCAGACTGGTGCATTGGAAAGGATATGGTCCAGGACAGAGACACAATGAGCCAATAGGGATTGGAAGAGTATTGAGATCTGATTTCCTTGATACTATTCAATGGCGTCCATTTGATCCCAGACTCAATGCAGGACTTGACTGGTCCATGTGGCTTAAGACAGTCAGAGCAAAGCAAGAGATTGGAATCCTTCCAGATGATGGACAGATAAAACTCTTGAGCATCTCAACAAACAAATGGATCAACAAACATAAGTTCACAGATCATTGGACTGGAGTTCTCAAGTCAGAGAGATGTGATGTCAGTCTGATTGAGAATGGATTTAGTGAATTAAAAACTTTATTATGAGTGCAGAAGATAAAGCAAAAGAGTTAGTTAGTAAATTTAACTTTGAGCATATTGGAGATAGATATATATTACATCAAACAGTTGAGGAAAGTAAAAGATGTGCATTGATATGTATTGATGAAATGCTTGATTTTAGAAATGCCTTATATATCAATGAGGGTAGTTTAGCACATCAATGGCTGTTGGATGTTAAACAAGAGATTGAGAAACTATGATCCAGGCACACATCTCAGAATCATTGACTGGACTTGATAAAGGTCTCATTGAGAAATACAATCTCATGCCTTATGACAGTTGCCTTCCAGAGGCGGTGTTCATGGGAATGTACAGAGAGGAGGATCTTCTATTGCTGGCAACACACATCGGAGCAAGCACAATCGTATGGTTCGGATCAGATGCCAAGGATCTCCCAGATGATTGGATCAAGTTCGTTAAAGAATCCCTAAACATAGCAGTCAGTCATCAAGTGCTTGAGACATTAGAGTCAAAAGGAGTGCAAGCAATATGGTGTCCAATCAATGCAGTCATTCCTCATCACTGGCCATTAGTTCCAAATGGAGATAAGATCTTCTGGTACTCAGGCAATGCTCCAGAGTATTATGGTCAATCACTGATCAACGATATCAAAGAACGCATTGACATCCCTATCATCAGAGCGGGTCATGATACCTTTACCAAAGAAGAGTTGGTTGATGTCTACTCTCAATGCTTTCTCAATCTCAGATTAACTCCTCATGATGGATGTCCAAATACAAACATTGAAATGGGACTCATGGGAAGGAGGTCAATATACAATGGTGATCTTCCAGCATCTATTCCTTGGGAATCAGTGGATGACATCTGTCAATCAATTGTCAGAGAGTATTCAACTCGACATGTTGATAATGTGTATATTAGTAAAATTTATCATAACTTTGTTAACTATGAAAGAATGTCCACGCTGTTTATTTAATGAGTCAATCGCCTCAATAGGTGAGACTCAATGTGAGTATTGTGATTTGCATGATCAACTGGAGCTCCAAGCCAATCCACATGAACTTAAGCACATCATCGCTAAGATTAAGAAGGCTGGCGAGAATAAGAAATATGATTGCATCATGGGAATCTCTGGAGGCATTGACTCCTCAACACTGCTATTCACAGCAGTCAGATATTGGAACTTGAAACCATTGGTCATTCACTTTGACAACAATTGGAATGCTCCAGAGGCAATTCACAACATGCGAACATTGGTTGAGAAGTTATCAGTTGACTGTATCACTTACAATGTTAACAAGGCAGAGTACGATAGACTCAATGATGCATTCCTTTGGGCTGGCATTCCAGATGCTGATATTCCAAATGATATTGCAATGACTAAGCTGATGTATGATACTGCATTCAAATACAATATCAAGTACATCCTCAATGGTCATGATTTTAGAACAGAAGGATCAACTCCAAAAGGATGGACTTATATGGATGCAAAGTATATCCAATCCGTTTACAATAAATACTCTGGACTCAGACTCCAGAACTATCCTCTGTTCACTTTCAAAGATCAATTATTCTATGCTCTTATGGGCATCAAAAATGTGAGACCATTTCATTATGGATTTGATAGAGAATCAATGGAGGCTGAAATGAAACGTCTAATCAACTGGCAAGATTATGGTGGCAAACATTGTGAGAATGTTTACACTGAGTTCGTTGGCTCATTCCTTCTGCCAGAGAAGTTTGGCATTGATAAAAGGATTGTTTATCTTGCAGCTCAAGTCAGAAGTGGAAAGATATCAAAGGAAGAGGCTATTAAGCAACTAAAAAATAAATCAGAGTTTGATTTCACAAAGCTTGGAGCATCCGCTGAGAGAATGCTCAGATTGGTTAATCTACACAAAAGAGATCGAGGATTCTTTGATAAATATGACTTTAAAAAATACAAGCATCTAATCTGGATACTTGCAAAGCTTAAAGTTGTGCCATATACATTTTACGTTAAATATTGTAACTAATGCCTTGTAAACCATTAGAGCCAATTACGGAGCCAGTAGATATTCAGGTTGAATTATCATTCCAATATGATAGGCTTAGACTGATATTCAATAATGATGAAGAGCATCCCTTTTTAAAAGGCTTTAAATATGCTATGGATTTAATAACCGAACAATAATATATATTAAGAACAATGGCATATTCCGATGAGTTTATAATACATCTGGAGGAACTTGCTCATATCTATATTGAGGAGTGTCTTAACCACAAAAAAGAAATGATATCTAATAAAGGAGATATTGTTATGGTGTTAGATAGACATATTCCAACGATAGACTATTTTCTAAGAATTTGGATTCCTATTGTGAGGAAAGATAAGGCTATCTCAAGAGAGACATATTACACTTGGTTGAATTCTGATGACAAACTCAAATCTGACACTATCAAAAAAATAGATGACCTATTCAAAGGCTTAGCCATTGATATTGTTGGCAATGAAGGCAAAGGAATCTTCTATGCTAAGAACAGACTTGGCATGCATGACAGACAACAGCTGGAGACTAAGAATGTAGAGAAGTTTGACTTTGAATGAGGTATCTGGGTACTTACCATTTGAACAGTTGCCAGATCATTTTAATACACCCGCTATGGTTAATGGATTGTGAAACATGGTCGCCCACACTTAGCGGGTTTTTTCATTATCTTTGTTCTGATGAGTACAATCAAAGGTTACAAGCCTCATGACAATCAGAGGTCCATTCATGATGCCATCAACCATGGACATGAGAAATACTATGCTCTGAACATTGGTAGGCAGTTTGGCAAGACTATGCTTGGCATCAACCAATTACTTTGGTGGGCAATCAATGACAAAGGGTGCAAGATTGCTTGGGTGACTCCAGTTTATAAGCAAGGCAAGAAAGTATTCTCTGAAATGGAGAGGGCAACCACAGCCAGCGGATTGTTCACTTTCAATAGATCTGATCTGATGATCTCTGGCTTTGGCTCAACCATTGAATTCTTCTCTGGAGAGAGACCAGATAATATTCGAGGTAACACATTTGATTACATGGTTGTGGATGAGATGGCATTCACCAGAGCAGAGCTTTGGGATGAGGTCTTGAGTGCAACAGTCCTGGTCAAAGGAAAGAAGGTCATATTCATTTCAACTCCGAAAGGGAGGAATCATTTTCATAAGCTTTGCATGCAACCAAACTATGATGAGAGATATGCTTACTTTCATTTTACATCTTATGACAATCCTATGATTGATCCAAGGGAGTTGGATGAGAGAAAGCGGTCCCTTCCAGATTATGTGTTCCGGCAAGAGTACTTGGCTGAGTTCATTGACAATGCCAGTGGTATCTTCAGGAATGTATCTCAATGCATAGGTGAAGGAGTCAAGACTGCAAAGATGTACGCTGGTCTTGACATTGGTAGAGCAGATGACTACACTGTGTTGACTATCATCAACCAAGATGGGCAGATGGTAACGGCTCACAGATGGAGGCATGATGAATGGAGCAAGATCATTGAGAAGGTGGCAACACTGATTAAGCAATACAATGCAACAACATTAGTGGAGGTCAACAACCAAGGTGATGTGTTCTTTGAGATGCTGGCAACCAGGTGCAAGAATATGATCCATCCATTTGTCACTACCTCCAAAACAAAGCCAATCATCATTGAGGATCTTGCTGTGGCATTTGAGCAATCAGCAATATCAATTGTGAATGAACAATGGTTGATAGATGAGCTTGAGAATTTTTCTTATATTTACAATCCAAATACCAGGAACGTGACTTATTCTGCTCCAGCTGGATTGCATGATGATGGTGTCATCTCAACAGCATTGGCTTGGAACTGCAGAAAGGAATACAGCAACAGAGGAAGGTATATGGCTTTGAGAGTATGAAAGAACTACAGATAAAACTACCGACATCAATAAGTCAATGCACTCCAGATCAGATGGCCAAATGGCTGATGATGGCAGAGGCAATGAAGGACCAGAAGGATGACATCACTCAGTTTCTAATATTTCAATGTCAGTTGTTAAGCTTATTCTCTGGAGAGTCAATCAATAAGATCAAGCGAGCTGATGTCAACAGCATTCAAGCTGCATCTGCTCATATGCTCCAGATATTAACATCGTACAATTACCAGGAGCCAAATGAGATCATTGAGATTGAAGGCAAGCAATTCAGATTTGAGAAAAACTTTGGACACGTTTCAACTGGACAGATCATTGACTTGAAACTGATTGAGGATATCAGCCAAGATCCATGTCAAGCTCTTGCAATCATGTATGTTGAGAAAGGCATGGAGTATTGCCAAGAGGATGACAGAGGCAGAGTGCTAAATCCAAATGAGGATAGATATAAATTATTCAAGGACCATTTCCCAGGTGATGAGTTTCTGAATTTCTTTAGTTTTTTTTTGGACTTATCAGAAAAGCGGAGGATGGCTATCTTAGGAATTCAGACAGCGAGGGCGAAGATGGAGATGATGCAGATAGCTCAAGACCAGAAGATTCAGAGTGGTTTAATTGGACCACTATCTTACATAGACTATCCAAAGAAATGGGAATCAGTGTGGACAAAGTTACGCAACAACCTTATGTAAAGACTTTATTCTGGATGAACTACTTTAAGATAGTGGATGAAAAAGAACATCAACGCATATTAAGTAATGGCAGATCTTGATTTTCTTGATGACTTTGGGATCACAGCTGGTGATGCTGAGCAGCCACAATCTGTTTATGATAGGTTCTTAATTGAGCTATCAAATCAGTTGGCATCAGAGTTTAGAGATTACACAAAGAAAGTTGCTAACAATACTGGAGCATTGGCAGCATCCATCATTCCAGTTCCAACTGGTAATCTGTCATTTAGATTAGAGGCTGATGATTACTATCCATTTGTGGATCAAGGAGTGAATGCAGTTGGGACCAACAACTATGGTAGTCAATTCTCATTCAACTATCCTGGTGTATCTCACAACATGGCAACGGCAATCAGCCAATGGAAAGGATTGGACATGTCTCATGCTTATGCTGTTTCATATAACATCAAGCAACGAGGATTGAAGCCAAAGAAAATCACTGACAATGTCATCACTGATGAGGTGTTGAATAAGATAGCCAATGATCTGGCAGAGATTACTGGCTTAATGTTTGAAATTAAATTTGATAAAAATACAGAAACATGGCAGTAACCATATATGATGAGCCACAGCTATATAGTCCAGCTTGCAATCCATTAGTATTCACATTTAGCAGTGATCAAACTGCTCAACCAAATTTCAGTTTTATTGTTGAGGTTTATATTGCTGGCCAGTTGAGATTAACTCAAGAGGTATTCAGACAATTCAATACTCTTGCAAGGATTGATGTATCTGGAGCTTTGACATCAACATTATCAAGTCCATTGGTTGTTGATGGCACCTTGACAACATTCTATGATTCAGCAATCAATAACTATTACATTATTGTTTATGAGAAATATGGTGCAACTCCGACAATTCAAGATGATGCAACAAGCTCAACGCTATATGCATTTAATGGATCATTGAGGCACCAGGATTGGATTGCATGGGATTATCAAGATTATAACACAGACACAGATAATAACACAAGTCCAATTAATTTCATGACATCATTTCCAAGGACAAAGAAATATTTTTGCGGATTGGATGAAAGAATATTTTTAGGAATTCTTTGTGATGATACTGGATTGAATTTGAGAGTGCGTTTGTACAATAGTAGCAACTCACAAATAGCAACAGATTTGGTCTCAATTTCCTTAAGTAATTTTATCATATTTGATGCTTCTCCATCAACCATCATTTTAAATACAGCCATAACTCAAGGCAACTTTGATGATGCAGCATATTACACAATACAATCAAGACCAATTGGAGCTGGTTTATATACCGGAGCATCGGAGGCATTTAGAATTGATATTGACACTGAGTGCAAGCGATATGAAACAAGGAGATTGCATTGGCTTAATAAGTTCGGAGCATGGGATTCATTTACATTTACTTTGGTTTCTGTTGACTCGACTAATGTTGAGAGTTATGGCTATCAAAGAGAGAGAGGAGTTTGGGATGGCACCAGTTATATATATCCTCTTTATCAAGGGGAGCAAGTCAACTTTGCTAAGACAGCCAAGGATCAGCTTGTATTGAATTCTGATTGGATCAATGAGGATGTGCAGCAATGGTTAGTTCGTGGCTTATATGAAAGTCCAGTTGTTTATCTTGAGATTGATGGCACTGACTTTGAGCCAGTTAACATAACCAATTCAAACTATGAATTTAAGACAAGGAGGAGAGATGGTTTAATCCAAGAGGTTGTCAATATTGAAAGAACATACACATATACAAGTCAATTAAACTAATGGCTGGAGAATTATTTATAAATGGGAGGCTGGTTGATATAGATCAAGATGCTCCATTTCCATTGACATTCAACATCAGTGACATCAAGGATTTGAATGCAAGGAAGGGCAACAAGTCCAAGACCATCACATTACCAGGGACAAAGAACAATACAGCTTTGATGTTGAGTGTATTCACTTTGAGTGCAACAAATAAGATAAGCTCAGCTGATTCTGATTTCGTTGACTTTGATCCAAGCATCAAGGCAGAGGCACAATATTACCAGAATGGATTGCTTGAGTTCAATGGTGTTGCTCAGTTGATGAGCTGCAAATTAATGAATAACATTTGGTCCTTTGAGATTACTCTTGTTAGTGATACAATTGACTATATCTCAAGGCTGGCAAAGATCAAGGTCAATGAGCTTGGATTTAGTGAATATGACCACAATTTATTATTAAGTAATCAGCAAGACACATGGAATGGAATCATCCAATTAAATGGATCACCATCCAGCAACCAAGACTCGCAAGGGTGGACTGGTCGAGGATATTACTACGGCTTGATTGATTACGGGTTTACTCGGCCAGCTCCATCCACCTTTGGAGTTGAGCACATTCCTCCTCAAGTATTTTGTTATGAGATATTAGAGAAAGCTTTTGCTTATTGTGGTATTACATGGAGCAGTCAGTTTCTTGAGAGTCAATTATTCAAGAAGCTATTGCTTGCATATCCTGGTGGAGATCTACCAACTATCACACAAGCACAAGCTGAATATGAATCAGTTTACACAACACAAGATAATAGCACAACATCAAGCGGTTATTTTTTAAGCAATGGTTTTGGAGGTTTTGGTGTATTGTTTTACACTGAGCCAAATCAGCCAAATGTTGTATTGTTTAATGACTATGAAATATTATCAAATTACTCTGCAATTATCAATCAAGATGATTTGAGTCAAGCTCAAGAGTTTTCACCATTGAAGATAGTATTTGCATCTAATGGTTTATATAAGATTAACTATTCTGGAGATCATGATCTTGCAATTAACATATCTGGAGATGGTTCTGGTGCATTTGGTGTTAATGGTGATTATCAAGTCAATTTGTTGATTTATAAAAACAATAGTTTGATTAGTAATGATATTATTTATTCTGGAATGATATCATCAGCAACAACATCTGTGACATTCTCATTTGATTACACAAGAGGATTGAATGTTGATTATAATGATGTGTTGAGATTTGAAGTACGTTTTAGAATAAACAATTGCTATATTCAAAGAACTGGCATGACTTATTCAAATGTATTGGTTGAGATATTATCAAACACATCTGATTTAAACGTATTAAAACAACAGCAAGAATTGACAGCTGGAGGAATTGTTTACTTAGATGCATTCCTTCCGGATATGACATGTGATAAATACTTTAAAGGAATTGTCACTGCATTTAATTTATATGTTAAGCCAAGCAATGCTGATCCATCCATATTGGAGATTGAGCCATTGTCTGATTTTTATAATGCCAGCGGTGATGCAATTGATTGGTCTGATAAATTAGATCGGAGCAAAGAGATTAAAATTGAGCCAACAATAAATTTTAGTTCAAAGAATTATAAATTTAATTTTGAGCAAGAGGATGACTATTGGAATCAAAGATATTTTGAAGATATCAAAAAGCAATATGGATCATTTCTTATTGAGAGTCAAAGTCAATTTGCAATCAATGATACTGAATTTAAATTGCCATTCTCTCAAAAACTATTGGCAAGGATACCATCTGATTCACCATCAACATTTACTGATCTGATTGTGCCAAGATCATTCCAAGTTAAGTTTAATGAGGATGGCACCAGCTTAATTGAAAAGAAAAAAGGCAAGCCATTCATTGTGCAGTTGGGTGGATTAAGAACTGGTGAATGGACACATAGATCAGAGACTGGATCATTGGATGTTGAGTTGTCATATCCTTATGTTGGTCATCTTGACTCATTGGATTCACCATCATTTGATTTTAATTTTGGAATTCCAAATTATGTTTTTTGGTCCACAACAAATTATCCAACCAACAACTTGTATCTCTATCATGAGAAGTTTATCAAGGAATTGATATCAAGATTTGGAAAGCAAATCACTTGCTCAGTTATGCTGAGACCATCAGACATAAACAGCCTTGATTTCAGAAACTTAATCAACATAGATGGGGTTGTTTATAGGTTACAGAAAATAAGTGACTATCAGAGTGGAAAGAATATATCAACCAATGTCGAACTAATCCGCATAATAGAAGGAGAAGGTATTCAAACAACAATAGTGACTCCACCATATGATCCATTCACTGATCCTCTTGCAAGATACACATCAGATGATGATGCAAGAATATTAGATGATGGTCAAGTGAGATTCGTAAATCCATAAATAATGGGAGTAAAAATACAAGATATAACATCCAAGAGTGCTAAGATTGCAAGCACAGATTTGCTGGAGATAGCTCAAGTTAGCGGTGCAACATATGTCTCAAGGAAAGTTACCGGAGCAGAGATAAATGAATTAAGCTTGGATACAACTCCACAACTTGGTGGCGATTTGGATGTGAATGGAAACAAAATCACATCAGCCTCAAATGGTAATGTTGTAATTGAGCCAAATGGAACTGGAGCTGTTTTGATTGGTGGCAATGATACACAGCCATCAGAAATTAGATTTAGAGAATTATCAAGTAATGGCTCAAGCTATGTTGGTTTAAAGGTTGCTAATGATTTAGCAGCATCAACGACATATACCTTGCCAAGTACAGATGGGACAAGCGGTCAAGTTTTGAAAACAAATGGCAGCGGTGTTATGAGTTGGATTTCCATTCCATGTGAGGTTCAATTAGCCTGCTCGGATGAAATAACAGCATTAACTACAGGAACGGCAAAGATTACATTTAGAATGCCTTATGCTATGACGGTTACAGCTGTTCGTGCTTCATTGTCAACAGCTCAAGCAAGTGGTAATATATTCACAGTTGATATTAATGAAGGAGGCACATCAATACTCAGTACAAAGTTAACTATTGATAATACTGAAAAGACCAGTACAACTGCAGCTACTCCACCAGTTATAAGTGACACTGCCTTAGCTGATGATGCTGAAATGACAATAGACATTGACCAAATCGGAGATGGAACTGCCAAAGGTTTAAAAGTAACTATCATAGGAACAAGGGCATGATAATCAATCCTTATGTTTTTGGGGCTGCATTCACAAATCAATACTCAATGTTATTTGATGGGGTTGATGAGTATGCAAAAGGTGGGAGCACATTCAGCACATTGGATGGAGGCAACAAGCTAACAATTTCAATGTGGGTTAAAGTAACTTCATTAGCTGCAAATAGAATGCTTTTTCATATTCCAAGAAATACAACGGCAAGTAATGGTCAAGTTTTAGTGTGGTTAAGAACAACTGGACAATTAGATATTAATGTAAGCACGGGTTCTAATTTTATGCGTAGTTCTACAGGCGTAATAACAGCTGGAAGTTGGTATCATATTTTATTATGTTTTGATTTATCACAAGGAATACAAGCTCAAAAAATAAGACCTTTTGTTAATGGTGTTGATGTATATGCGATTTCAAACGCATTAGGAACAACATTCCCAACTTCAACTGGTGCAATATGGTTAGGTGAAGAAGCGAATGCATATTTAGCTCCATTTTATGGTAATATGGATGAGGTGGCTATTTGGACAACTGA